TTACGCCTGTTTCAGCACCCGCAAGAACACGCTGTTGACGGCCTGCGCGGTGTTCTCCGCATCCCCTGTCAAAGCATGACCGTACACGCCGAACGTGTCCATGTCGGCGCTATGGCCTACAAGCGGCTTGACCTCTCCTGCTGGTAAGGTCTTTACCACGCTTACAAAGGTGTGGCGCAGCTCGTATGGGCTGACTGCCTGTAATTCATTGACACGGCAGTAAATGCGCCAGCGGTAATAATAGAACTGCTCTGACTTGATGCAGAATACAGATTCTTCATCTCCTGTGAGATTGCGTTGATCGTCCAGCACGCGCCTTGCCACATCGGACATGACAAACGAGCGGACGGCGTTCTCATTCTTGCCGTGTGTCTCTTCATCATCTACATTGATGGAGCGGGAAAGGTAGACCATATTGCCGTGTATATCAGCCCAGCGCAGCCCTACAAGCTCACCGGGGCGCAGACCTGTAAGTACCTGGAAGCGGTAAGCGTTTATGAACTGATCGCGGACAACAGCGCCTTTATAGGTCGTAGTATCTGTGTTAAACAGCTTTACCATGTCAGTAGGTTGCAGCACCTTTTTGCCCTTGAAGCGTGCGCCTGCCGGAATAGTCAAATCCTCCGGTGTATAGGTAGACAGCTTTGCCTTGCGGCAGTATTTGCAGAATGACCGCATATCAGCAGCGAGAAGCATAAGCGTTTTCTTGCTCTTGCCTGCCACATGGGCGTTGTTTATGACCGTCTGTAAATCCTGATCTGTAATAGCATTGATGCGTTTCTTGCCCAGCACAGGCAGCACCCAGCAGCGCCAACGGCTCTCTAATGGGCGGTAGTTTGTGCTGCTGGTAGTGATCTCTACATTATGCAGCCATGCTTTACAAACGTCCTCAACGCGTCCGGCGCGGGCAGCTATACCGTCATCTAACCAGGCATCGGCTTTTGCGTTTGCCTCCCGCTGACCTGTGCGCCCCGGCTTGCTGCTGTAAAACTGCTTACGCACGCCGCCTTTCTGTACACTGACCCGCCAACGCTGTGTTGACTCAACCCACTGCGCTGTGTTTGTTCTCTTGCCCATAATACACCACCTTCCCGCCGTCTGTGATAATGCAGACGGCTTTTATTATGCCTGTCAGCCCGCGAGAGAGCGTGTATAACAGGCTTGACGTTGCAGACGTATAATTTCATTAAAAACGCGAAAAAGCGGCAAATAGCGGCTATTCTTCGTCTTTTTTTTGGTATTGCGGTGTGTCAACCAACTGCTGTAGATAGGCAATTGCTTCCGGGAGACTGTCTTTATCTAAATGCTCTGTAAAAAACTTTGCAGCTTCATATCTGCCAGATTCATTCAAGTTGGTATACAGAAACAACGCTTTTTCGTTTTCAGAGTTAAATTGAGCAATTTTTGAGAACGCACTTGGCGTTTTAACCCACTTTGCGTTAGTTTTCTTAGGATGATTTATTACATTACCATCCTTGTCGAGTATTGAAATGCCCGCTCGGTCTGAAATGTCATATATAATGCCTCTTGACTGTTCATGAGGATCATCAGAGTATAACTCAAACCATTGCACATTAAGAGCAACGGCTATTTTTTTTAGTGTTTCAGTTTTTGGATTACGTCGGTTATTTTCCCACGCTTGAATCATCTGATAGGAAACACCGACTTTTTCGGCAAGCTCTTTTTGTGTCATTTTTGAATTTTGTCTTGCCTGCTTGATAAGTTCACCTGTTGTCATGCGGTCTCCTCCTATTCTATTTATAAGAATAACACGTATGTAAGGAAAACACAAGCAAAAAAGATTGTGTTTTAGCCTTGACACAATCCGTTGCTTGTGCTATCATAATCGCACAAGCTAATGCTTGTGCGAAAGTGAGGTGAACAAAATATGCGTATTGACCGAGTGAAGCTGATTTCCGAAATGGCGCGGCAAGATGTGACCGTCAAGGCGCTGGCAGAAAAAGCCCTTGTTTCTCGCATGACGGTTTCAGCTATGAGGTGCGGAAAAAGTGTCAACGACAACAGCGCTCGGCACGTTGCCCGCGCTCTGGGCGTGGACGTGGCAGACCTGTTAGAAAGCAAAGGAGAGTAACCCATGCGACAAAGATTTTTCAATCTTCGGGTCAAGTTTATGGAACACGACCTGACCCAAGAAGAAGCCGCCAAGATTGCGGGCATCAGCCCCAGCGCAATGGTCAACCGTATGTCGGGCAGGTATCCGTTCGATGCGTGGGAGATGCAGCGGCTCGCAAAGGCGCTTGACATTGCCCCAGCTGACTATGGTAAGTATTTCTTTCCGGGGGTGAGTGCTTGACAAAAAAGGAACGCGAACAAAAGGCAGAGGGTTTCCCGGCTTTCCTTGCAAACTTTACCGCCGACAATGTATTATCCGACACTGCATTTACTGCAACATTCAACGCATCAGACGCATTCGAGCTGCAAGGCAGAATTCGGATGCACAAGCAGGCGGCAATGAAGCGAGGTATTCCCAGTCGGGAATATGAACGGATGCTCAAGGCCTACGAGAAAACCCGCAACGCTAAAGCAGCGGGAAGTATCCCAAGCTGGCTCACGAAAGACGGGCTTGACGAGCGGTTGTTTCTGGACGAGTTCAACAGCTGCAAGGGCTATCGCTGCATCAATGGGCGGCTGTATCTGGCAAGTCAAGGTTATGTGCCGGACGATGAAGTTGCCGCTGAAATCCAGCGGACGCTTGAAACAGCGCTGACTACCCAGCTTCAGCGCAAAACGCGGGAACTGTTGGGAGCCTTAAAAAACCGCTGTCAGATGAGCCCGCCGCCAGCAGAGCCGGACAAGGTGTATTTCCGATTCGGATTCTACAACCTGGCCGACAATACCTATCATCCCGAAATAGGCGGTTTTACGTTCTACCGTTTGACCGTAGACTATCAGCCAGACCCGCCGCCCCCTGTGAAGTGGTTTAAGTATCTTGATGATCTGCTTGACCATGAAGATGTTATGACCTTTCAGGAGTTTTGCGGCTATGCGATGATACCCACCACGAGAGCGCAAAAGATGCTGTTTATCATCGGCAATGGCGGCGAGGGTAAGAGTGTTGCAGGGCAAGTGCTAATGTCAATTTTCGGCGCTGCTGCCACTTCCGGCAGGCTACACGATCTGGAAGAACGCTTCGGGCTTGCCGGGCTGGAAGGTAAGCTCTTGTTTCTAGACGATGACTTACCTACCGCAGCACTGAAAGAAAGTGCATCCGTCAAAAAGGTTGTGACCACAAACACCCCGATTTTGATTGAACGCAAAGGCCGTGACCAATACCCGGCGCAGCTGTATTGCAGGATTCTATGCTTCGGAAATCAGATGACTGACTCTCTGTACGACCACAGCAACGGTGCATTTCGGCGGCGGTTGATTCTGACCACCAAAGGGCGAGACCCCAACCGGGAAGATGACCCCCAGCTTGCAGAAAAAATCATTGAGGACGAGCTGCCGGGTGTAGCTCGCTGGATGCTGGACGGCTTGAAGCGCCTAAAGCGAAACGGCTGGAAGTTCACCACCAGCGAAAAGCAGCGGATGCAGGAACAGCGGTATAAGGAGGACAGCTTCAATCTGATTGCTTTTCTAAAAGATACCGACTGGGTAACTTTTGACCGTAACGGCAGCGTTACAAGCCGGGAACTGTACGCAGGCTATCAGCAATGGTGCAGTGTAAACGGGGAAGAACCGCTTGCACAGCGTACTGTGTCCAACTACTTGAAAAGTAATGCCAAGCAACTAGATATAAGGGCTTCTGAACACATGGTAAACCGAACCGGCATACGGGCAAGAGGGTATAAAGGAATCACTATCCGAGACCTTATCCCGATTGCTATATAGCACACATTGCACAGATAGCTGCACAGATAAGAACCTTGAAAAACCTTATAACTACGCCTTTTGCACAGATGCACACTTAAATAGAGAGTGTTTGTATATAAGAAAAACTAAAAAAGAAAATAAATTTATACATAAAGAACAAATTGCCATTTTTATGTGTGCATCTGTGCCACAACAACAAGGACGAAAAGGAAACAACGATACTATGGAAAATATGAAGATTTGCCCCGTTATGCGCGGCACGTTTTGCCAGCGCGGAAACTGTGCCTGCTGGCACATTGACCATTGCGGTCTGATTCACGACGACGGTCTGATTGCCGACCGCATTTCTTCCCAAACCCGCCTGTTCGGCGTTCTCATCGGTCACGGCATCCGCCGCGCTATGGGCGAAGAAACCGCAGAGGACACCAAGGAACTGGACGATATGGACCAGCTGATTGAGGATATGTCTTGATGCAATTTTGGACGTGTCCCCGATGCGGCGCGAATCTCGACCCCGGCGAGCGCTGCGACTGCAAACAAGAAAAGCCGCCCAGGGTGCGACCAACACCCCAGGCGGCAGGCGGCAAACGGCTTATGCAGGGCAGTTATACCGCCTCTATATTATCAAATTTGGAGGTAAAGCACAATGGATTATGCAAAAATAATGAAATTCTTGACCAGCAAAGGTGAGGAACAAAAAAAAGCCCTTGACGAACTGAACCCGGAGGAAGTGGAATTCGTCCTTGACAGGTGTAGGGCAGCCCTTGCCCGTCGCCAAGCGGCAAAGAACGGGGGTGCTTGCAATGATTGATAAAGAATCGGGAACCATTGAAAGCTTAGTATCCATATTGCTAACCTTTTCCCCTGACCAAATGGCCGCGTTTGTGGCAGGTGCGCGGGAAATCATCACCCAGTACAAGTAACAAACAAGGCTGTGCTATCAGGCCATACGGGCGCTTTTGAAAGGAATATGACCCCATGAAGAACTTTAATCGAACCGCGTATATAGTGGCCCTCAACGGCTTGCTGACCGCCGCCACCGATGAACAGCTAGACCACTTGTGGGGCATCGCTGTCAAGTTGATTCTTGAGCAGGGAGAGCGTGCCAATGAAGATTAAGCTGACCTATACCGAAGCAGAACACAGTACTTTTGAGCGCATCCGTGCCGAGCTGCTGCAGAGCCTGCCCAATGTACGGCAGCACAGCAGCACCGCGCCGGGCGGCGTTCATGTATTCTACTTAACCACTTGCAAAAAATAACGTTTTGTGGTATAATATTATAAACAAGAGTACCGCCGAAAGGTAAAGCTACACAGGCTCAGGGAAACGTTTACCGTTTCTTTGGGCCTGTGTTTTTGTGCATGGGCGCAGCCTCCGGCGCATCTCCTTTGCAGGCTGTTTCTGGCGGTAAACGTTTCCCTGTACCTATGTGGAAGCCCACAGCGGTACAAATACGCTTACGGCAGCGGTAAAGCCGGAAAGGATACAGCATGGATAATAACACCGAAACGCAGACCACCAACGCCACCCAGACGGAATCTGGGGAAAAGCTCTTTACACAAGAGCAGGTCAACCAGATCGTGAGCGAACGGCTCGCACGAGAGCGCAGCAAGGCCGCAACAGAGCAGGCTACCACCGACAGGGAAAAAGCCCTTGACGCACGGGAACAGGTTCTAAAATGCCGTGAGCTTGTGGCAGGCGATAAGAAATACCCTGCCAAGCTGCTGGACGTGCTGGACACTGCCGACTTCGACAGCTTCAAGGCACAGGCGGACAAGCTGCTGGAAGCGTTCCCCCACATGGGCGACACTTTCACGGTCAAGGGTGCAAACACTGCGACCCCACCGTTCACTAAAAGCGAACCGGACGAAAACGAGCTGATCAGAAAAGCGTTTCTCAAAAAATAACCGAAAGGACGCTTTATAATGGCGATTACTCTTACCGAAAAATTTGCACCGTACACCGATGAACAGTTCAAGAACGAAAGCAAGCGCAGCCTTGTGACCAATCAGGATTTCGACTGGACGGGCGCACATACCATTAAGGTTTACAAGATTCAGACCTCCGAGATGCAGGACTATGGCCGCACTGGCCCGGCAGGCGATAATTTCAGCCGCTACGGTTCTATTGCCGATCTGAACGCCAGCACCGAGGAGCTTGCCCTGAAGAAAGACCGTAGCTTTATTTTTAACGTGGATAAGCTGGACGCTGACGAGACCCAGCAGCAGGTTGAAGCCGCTACCGCACTGGCCCGCCAGAATC